GCTATCATCACGGCTCGCACGGCTGAGGAGATGGGAATAGAAACTTTTGAGTATTACGGCGATCTGATTACTGATTCACGGCAATTCTGCCGCGACATCATCAATGAGACGAAGCAGAAAAACGAATATACAAAAGCAGAGATCGAGGAAATTTGGACGGAGCAAACATGGGCCGGTAAGGCTCCAGGCAATCCGTTCATTGTTAGGGGCGGCTATAATTGCCGTCATCATTGGCTGCCATTAGTGGAGGACTGAGATGCCATATCATGCAGGGCACGACAAAAAGAAGAAGAAGAAAAAGAACAAGCGACCAATGGGGCGCAAGCGTAAGTAACGCAAAGGTTGACAATTTACCCGAAAGGGTAAAAATAGCCCAAACTCACTAGAGGTTATCGCTACATGAGCGACGAAATCATGGATGAAAGCGTTGATACTGAGCCAGCGCAAGAAACACCAACTCAGGAGTCAAAGACTTACACCCAAGAAGACATGGATCGCGTTATATCGGATCGTCTGGCGAGGGAGCGTAAGAAGTTTGAGAAGCAGTTAGACGGCATCGACATCAACGAAGCTCGCCAGATCATGCTTGAGCGTGAGCAGGCGCAGATTGAGCGCCAAAAAGAAAAAGGCGAGTTTGAGCAGGTGCTAAAACAGACTGTAGAGAAAAAGGATCAGGAGATAGCAAAGCTAAACGCTGCGCTGCATAGCACTAAAGTTGACGGTGCATTGCTGACGGCTGCTAATAAGCACAACGCTATCGACTCTGAGCAAGTAGCTACCTTGCTGCGTAATCGCGTGAGGCTATCCGATGATGGGATGGTGGAAGTGATAGACGATAACGGCACAGTGCGCTATAACGACAATGCAGATCCGCTCTCAATAGATGAAGCGGTGAGCGAATTCTTAACGGCTAGTCCGCATTTTGTAAGAGCTACCGCAGGTGGCGCAGGCACAATGGGCAATGCTGGTGGCTCGACTCCGAAGCCTACATCGGTGGCTGATATGGTAAATAACTGGAGCAGTGGGGGCAAAGAAGCCTACGCCGCGCTCCGCAAGAAAACTTAGCAGACCCCGGAGTTAAATCATGGCAGCTACAACCAGCACCACCCTTGACGACCTATTCGCGAACATTATCGCAGCCGCTCGATTTACGGCAGAAGAAGAGAGCCTGATGATGGGCCTCGTTACCATGTACAACATTGGCGACGAAGCAGGCAAAACCATTCAAGTGCCAAAGTACCCAGCAGTGACTGCCGCTGACCTTACCGAAGGCACGGACATGAGCAGCAGCACCGTCTCAACCTCATCTGTAAGCATTACAGTCGGCGAAGTTGGCGCGCAAGTTGTTCTGACCGACGTTGCGGCTATGGGTTCTGGTAACCCAGCAGAAGAGCTAGGCACTGTTCTAGGTAACTCAATCGCCACGAAGATCGATACAGACCTGATCGCATTGTTCGACGGCTTCTCTACCGCATTGGGTGGAGCAGGCACCGAGATCACGGTTGCAGACATTTTCAAGGCTGCCGCTACTTTGCGTAACAACAAAGCGCAAGGCGACATCTTTGCCGTCGTTCACCCCTTCCAGGCGTACCAACTCAAGGCTAACTTGACCAACACCTTTGCCAACCCTAACGGTGGTGACGCGCAGAATACGGCTATGGTCAACAGCTATGTCGGCACGATTGCAGGCGTTGACATCTATGAATCATCAAACATTACTGTCGATGGTTCAGACGATGCGAAGGGCGCTGTATTCAGCCGCGAAGCCTTGGCGATTGCCATGAAGCGTGACTTCCAGATTGAGACCCAACGTGATGCGTCATTGAGAGCATTCGAGCTTAACGCTACCGCCGTATATGGTGTGGGCGAGCTTGATGATACTTATGGCGTGGAGATGCTGTTCGACAGCGCACTCTAAGCGTTTCGGCTGGCCTCGCATCCTCCCCAGTGTGCGGGGCTGGCCCTTTTTGGAGGTCTCATGGCGATCACATATCGTGGCATTCGCTTCGAGGGCTATAACCGCCCGAAGCGTACACCCAAGCACCCGAATAAAAGCCATGTCGTATTAGCACGACAGGGTGACAAAATCCGTATGATCCGATTCGGGCAACAGGGTGCAGACACCAAACCTCCACGCAAGGGCGAGAGCGAAGCTGATAAGGCTAAGCGCAGATCGTTCAAGGCACGACATGCGGCAAACATAGCCAAAGGTCGTAGAGATAAAACGGCATCAGCAGCATATTGGGCTGATCGTACCAAGTGGAGTTGATATGGCCTTCTCTCAAGACTCTGATCTAGTCGCGCTCGTTCCCGACATATTGCAGTTCGGCATATCTAGCTTCGCCGCTGAACATGCCAAGGCCGAGGTTGACTTGCTGCGAACGATTCGCAATGAGTGGTGGTATCGCAAAGGCTTGCCAGGAGAAATGGTCACCGCCTACCTCACAGAGTCACAGTGGACTCGGTGCAACGTCTATCTAGTTCTCTGGAAGTTTGCTCTGCCCCAGCTTACGAACTGGGTGGAGAATGATCGCTTTCTAGGGATGATCGACTTCTATAAACAGAGGTATGAGGAAGAACTAGTCGCGGTATTCGCTGACGGCGTGGAGTACGACGATGACAATAGCGGCTCGATAGAAGATGACGAGCGCAACATCGTTAGCTATGGGCGACTAACACGATGAGCGTTGAGGTCAAGTTAATCATAGAAGGCGACTTGACTAAGCAGCCAGCAAAAGTGAGGCGAGCAATTTTATTTGGTACGCCAAGAGCTTTGAAAAGGACGGCGGCTCTAGGCCGGCAGATCATTAAGCAAGGACTGAAAGATCAGCAAGGCATCGAGGGCAAGCTAAAACCATACAGCAAGTCGTATATCCGTTTTCGTGCAGCGCCAAGACGCAGAAGGAAAGGTCGCCTAACAGGTTTAGGCAAAGAGAATCCTGCTATCGTGAACTTGAACGCGACAGGGCAAATGTTGCGGTCGATGCAAGTCAAGAGCGATGGAAAATCAAAAGCGGTTATTTATTTTGATAACGCGAATGCAAGCAGGAAGGCATTTTTAGTTGGGAAGGAAAGGCCATTTTTAGGGTTCAATTCATCGGAGCGTGAGAGACTTGGCAAACTCTTCGCACGCAATATAAACGCGGCATTTAAGGCTGCGCAGAATTCCTGATGAGTGTACGAGAAAACATCGCTGGCAATATCGTGACGCAGTTGCAAGCGATCTCATCGCCTACGATTAAGCTGGTGACGCGAGAGCCTTTCGACTTTGATAAACTGAGCAACGCGCAATATCCAGCTATCCTGGTCAGGACGACCAACGAAAGCAGAGAGGATGCAACGGTCGGAGGAAGCGCGACAAGTCGCTTTGGGAATATAGATTACGAGCTAGTCTGTTTTGTTAAATCGACTACGATAGACACTGCGAGGAATCAGATCGTTGAAGCGATTGAAGAAAAATTAGATGTTGATAGAACGAGAGGCGGTAATGCTATCGACACACAAATCACCAGCATCGAGACAGATGATGGCAGCATTGACCCAATAGGCGGGGTCATTATTACAGTGCGAGTCGAATATCAGTTCACTCGCGGTACAACCTAGAGGGCAATAAAATGGCTACAACAAAGGGTTCGGGTGGAGTCGTAAAGCTGGCTGCTACTGGCGGCACTGCGACGGCGGCAGGCGAAGTACGAAACTTCAGCATTGAGCAAACAGCGGACACGCTAGAAACCACAGTGATGGGCGCAACAGCACGCACTTATGTCGGCTCACTCAAGAATGCAACGGTTTCGATGTCAGTCTATTGGGACGACAGCGATGCGGTGCAGCTATTGGTTGATGCAGCAGACTCTCTCGACTTCCAGATCCATCCGACAGGCACAGGATCAGGCGAGAAGTTTTACAGCGGGGCAGCGGTTGTGACTGGTAACACGATCAGCGCGGCATTCGATGGTCTAGTTGAGGGCGAGTTTGCCTTCCAAGTATCAGGGGCGGTCACAGAAGGCACGAACTGATGGGGCTGGTTCGGGAGCTACGCAATCGGCGCAAAGTAGAGCCGAAGCGAATCGAGGTCTCAGAGTGGGCTGACGAGATCGGCGAGCCTTTTGTGTTTTACTGCTACCCAATAACCGCTTATGACATGGGCCAGATGCAGAAAAAGCATCCAGGGTTTTTGAGTGATATGACCTTGCCCGCGATGGTCGATTTGATTTGCCTAAAGGCTACCAATGAAACCAACGAGCGCATTTTCGACTCAGCAGAGGATCGTCACGATCTGATGGGGGAGGAGAGCGCGATAGTCAGCGAAATAGCTGCTCAGATGTTTAGCACGATCACGAGTGTTGAGGATCAGGAAAAAAACTAACTAGCGATCAGTTTCGGCTCAACCTTATCGCCCTAGCTGATCGCTTACATATTACGATAGGTGAGGCTGAACAGATGCCGCTCAGTGAGTTCCACGAGTGGGTAGCCTATCTGAACATTTTGGGGCGCGAGGATGGCAGCAGCAAATGAGCAAAGATTTGTCTTTGTCGCAGAGGACAGGACAAAACGCGCAACAGAGCAGGTTAGAAAGGGTCTGGGCGACACTGCCGCGCAAGGGCGTCGAGCATCTAATAGCTTTAGGCAGTTTAGAGGTGCGTCACAGCAGCTAGGCTTTCAGATTCAAGACGTAGCCGTGCAGCTACAAAGTGGCACAGCAGCGGCTACCGTGTTCGGTCAGCAAGGTTCTCAAATCGCATCAATTTTTGGCCCTGGTGGCGCTGTGATCGGCGCGTTGATCGCTGTGGGTGCGGCGTTAGGCGGCACATTTCTTTCCTCTCTCACTCAGTCAAATGAACTGCTCAAAAAGCTCAGAGAAAACGCAAAGGACTCTGCCGAAGACATACTCTCGTTGAGCGGTGCCCAAAGAGAACTAGCTTTGCAGGCGTTACGAAAACAGCTTACAGATACAACTACCGAGTTGAGGGTTGAGGAGGAAAAGCTCGGAAAGGCGCAAAGGGACGCAGCGTTACCCGTAAAGGGTCTGAATGACAGAAACGCCGCCGCTAGAGAAAAAGGAATAAAAAGCGCAAAAGAATTATCTCTCAATGTTGGCTTGCTGACTAATGAGCAAACTCGGCTAAATGAGTTGATAAGAGCGTCAATAGACCCACAGTTTGCAGCAGCACGAGCGGCTGAAGAAAACGACGTAAAGGTGAGGGCGTCGAATGCTTCGCTCATAGAGCAGATAGCGACATATGGTAAAAGTGCTGAAGCACTTGCAACGTATAAAGCAGTGCTCGATGGGACAATTACGGCGGAGGAAAGAAACAATATCGCACTCGCCGCTAATTTGGACAAGCTCAACGAGAGAAAGAGGCAAGAGCAAGAGGACGCCAAGAGAGAAAAGGAAGCAGCAAAGCAAAAAGAACGAAACAGCAAAGCTGTTGTTTCTAACTTAGACAATCAACTCGAAGCGTCAGCGCGTACAAGTAGGAGCATGTTCGAGCTAAATAAAGCCGTGAACATAGCCCAAGCGATCATGGATACTAGAGCTTCCGCAACGCTTGCACTTAAGACGTTCCCACCACCTTTTGGGCAGATCGCAGCGGCGGCGAATATTGCTTTCGGATTGCAGCAAGTGGCGGCAATCAAGTCTACTAGCTTCGAGGGCGGTGGATTTACAGGTATGGGAGCGAGGTCTGGCGGCATAGATGGTCGCGGTGGATTCCTTGCGACTTTGCACCCCAACGAGAGCGTGATTGACCACACCAAAGGGCAAGGCGCAGGCGTTACGATCATCAACAATGTAGACGCTAGAGGTTCGAGCGCAGACGTAGACCAGAAAATTAGAGTCGCAATGCAGCAAACCTCGCAGCAGACGGTGATGACTATTCAAGACCTAATGCGCAGGAGGCGTTTCGTATGACGACGTTCACTTTCCCTGCTATCACGCCAAGCACAAACACCTTTGAGCTAGTAGCAAACACTAGGACGTTTCAGAGTCCGCTGACCAATGCGATACAGACATCATCGCGCAAAGGTTCGTTGTGGCG